ATCGTGTTGAAGAGTTTAAGGCATTGCTTCGTAAATATGACGGCGTAAAGGGCACGCATGGCTATTATAAATTTCCTGATGGCATAAACATTGTATCAACTGGTCAACGTGATCCTGATATTGACAGTCGTACTGGTGCAAGTACCTTTGCCGTTAGTGCTAGCAAGATGAGAAGCGCAGCAGCAGACAATGATCTTGAAACTTTTGCAAAGGGCGTGCCAAAGACATACGGCGACGTAAAGGATCTTTTTAATGCAGTGCGCAAAGGCATGGGACTAAAAGAAAGTCATAGTTTTAGAAAACACGTTCAGTTTGATACATTAAGCGAAACTCGTGAACGTTATATCTCTGGTGAGATATACAACGTTGGAGACTCTGTAGTGACGATAAAAGACAACACAGAATATAAGATTGCCAGTCGTGGTCCTAATTATGTGACATGTGTAAATGAAACTGAAAACAAACAAGTTAAATTTTTTATACATGACATACGAGAAAAGTTGATGCTCGACGAAGAAACATGGGAGGCTGGTTATGAGCGTCGAGTTGTAAAGGTTACCAAACCAGATCGTTTAGAAGCTGGATATAAATGGAGAATAAAGGGCAAAGATGACTCTTCACGTACAATTAAATATTACAAAGACAAACCAGATTTCGAAGAATTTAAAGCACAAATGCAAAGAGTAGCAGGTCATGAATTTGGAACTCGATGAAGAATATGGTGCCGGCTTTGAGGGCACAAAAGGCCTATTGTATAAATATATAAAAGACACCCCTGGGCAAAGCATACAACAATATATGAAAACTAAAAGCTTATCTGAAATACTAAAAAAGAGCGATCCGGTCGGAGATTGGATTCGTGATTTTATTGACAGTGACAACTCCCGCTTTGCCGGAAAGTCAAAAAAAGAACGCATCAATATGGCACTCGGTGCATACTATGCTGCTCAACGCAATGAGAGCACAGCAGAAGTTGAACTTGAAGAAAGCACAGTCTCTGCAAGTCAAATCAATCGATATATCGATACAGAAAACTGGAAAGCAATTGCTGACTTAATGAAGGGTCTAAACGATGATGAACACGAATTGTGGGCAAAAAACGGTTATGATGGACGTACCTATGAGTTGATGATGAAATCTCGTGAACGTTCTAAATCTTATAAAGATGCAGTTGAGAAGATGAAAAATACATTAGGTGTAAAAGAGTCTACACAAATTGATGAAATGCGCGAACTCTATGCTGTAGTAGACACTACAGACGGCACAGTAGTTGCAACTTCATCAAGTGAAGACGGAGCAAAGCGTAGCATACGCAGCGCACACCTTCCGCCAATTTCAAGTGAGCATCCGTCAAAGCTAAAGATTGTAAAGACTAAAAAGACTGCACAAGTTGGCTATCCAATCAAGGAAGAGACTGAAATAGGTTTAGACACTCTTCGTATCATGAAGATAGTTTCACTTGCTACTGGCAGCAAAGACATGGATGCACTCTATGAGTATGCATCCACATCACCAAGCTATTCTTCAATTGTAGAACTAAAAGAAGCCTTTAATAAGTATATTCAACAAGCATGAAATCATTAAACGAAATTTTAAACGAATCATCTGGTGACGAGCTGCTCGGTCGCATGATGGCAGAATATAAGGTATTTATTTCTACGCTAAAATCTTTAGGTTTTGAAAAGGCTCCAATCGGATCTTCTACATACAAACCAGGACCTAATCGTGGAAAAGTAGAAGAACTTTGGGGCATTCCAATGCGTGCTGGAAAATGGGCAGACATCTTTTTTGCAGTTATGTATGATGACCGCCTTCCATGGCGTTTAATCGACCGTGATGGCACTGAAAGCTATGCCAAATTAAATGATGTCAATAAGGCACTCATGAAGCGTATACGTACCATCAAAGAAGAGCAGTCTGATGACGAAACAGATGCTATATATGAGCAGGTCAAAGTTGATGCCACTTTGGTTAAAGCGCTTAAAAAGCGCGGATTTGTTGAGGCTCCAGTTAATAAATTTGCTGGTCATTTTTTTGGCATTAAAAACATAACAAAGGGAAAGATTCAGCATATCTATGGTGTGTCAACTCGTCCCCGGGTTTGGATAAATCTATTTTTTATGGTCTTGGACGATGAGACTCACCCATATGCAATAGTCTATCGCGGTGCAGATTCGCAAATATTCTCTGACTATAATGCTGCTCTTAAGGCGCTCGATAAAACGAAAGCAGAATTTGATCGAGAAGATTTTTACAGCGAAAGTACTGAAGATGAAGAAGTTGATCCAACCGGAGAAGCACTATCAGAACTAGAAGACATTTGTGAAATGGCAGATGAATTATATGAGACTCTCTCTGACCTTGATGAAATTGATTCTGAAACGCGCGAAAGTATTACAGCAATCTATTTAGCACTTGATGATCTCTATGAAACCGTAGATAAAAAATATGAAGTCACAGTTGATGCAGATGAGTATGAAGAAGTAAACGAAGAGGTTGATATGACCCGCTTTAAGCAACTTGCTTCTACTGGACTTGTATCAAGAGAAGAACTTCCTAAACTCGTACTTGCTATGCGTGCACTTGACGCAGACAAACCGCTGTCAATGTCACAAAAAGATCTTATAAATTCAACATTTCAATCACTTATTGCAATTGTAACTGGTGATACAAGCGTACTCTCAAAGGTAAAAAGTAGCATCGCTAACAACTAATTCTATCTCGCCTTAAAACCCATTATCCATCCGTCCCGGAACTTTCAGGTTATAGTTTTTTTATCAAGGTATTTTAGGAAGCTTTTATTGAAAGGAATGTATATTATTATACCAATCAAACCCAAGATGTAAATAACAAAATGCCGAACTACACTAAAAATTATACGCTGTCTCGTAAGATAGAAGACTTTCTTGATTCTAATACTGTTTCAACTAATCAATCAATATTACAGTCTGAAACAGCAGGTGATGCATTTGGACGACTACGTACATCATCGCCGCTTACTCTATTTGATTCTAGTCATAGATTTGCTGATAATGGTCTTTGGAGTACTGGTGTAGCTGGTAGCGGTACAGCAACATTTAATGCAAACCAAGGTCTAATTGATTGTAGTGTTACTGCACTGTCTGGCTCATCTGTAAAGCGAGAAACGACGAAGGTTTTTTCATATCAACCCGGAAAGTCACTGTTAGTTCTTAACACATTTGTAATGTCATCTGCAAAAGCAGGATTAGTGCAACGTGTAGGATATTATGGTGCCGATAATGGCATCTATTTTGAACTTGATGGCACGACTTTAAATATAGTAAAACGCACAATTGTAAATGGATCTTTGCAAAATATCAAAATACCACAATCGCAGTGGAATGGTGATAAACTATTAGATGGAACCGGTTCGTCTGGGCTTACTCTTGATATTTCTAAAGCACAAATTTTATGGATGGATTTTGAATGGTTGGGAGTTGGCAGCGTTCGAGTTGGTTTTGTAATTAATGGAAAATTTGTTGTATGTCATACATTTCATCATGCTAATATAATTGCTTCTACATACATAACTACTGCTTCACTGCCATTGCGATACGAAATCGAAAATGCCTCTAACACTGGCAGTACAAGTACTCTTAAGCAAATATGCTCTACAGTAATTTCAGAAGGTGGATATCAACTATATGGAGCGCAACAAAGCATAGGCACTGCAATTAATGCTCCATATAATTTAATAACTGCTGCGGGCACTGATTATCCAATACTTACGATGAGATTAAAATCTACAAAACTGGATGCAGTTGTAATTCTTACTGCTCTTTCAATATTACCTGTATCAACAACTAACTATAAATGGAAAGTAGTTTCAGGAGGCGCAACTACTGGTGGAAGTGGACTTTGGCAGCCAGCATCGGCAGATTCAGCTGTAGAATATAAGATGGATGCTAGTGCAATTACCGGTGGAAGAATATTGGCATCTGGTTATATGAGCTCTACAACTCAGAGCAAACCTTCCCTTGATATTTTAAAAGAAGCGCTATTTAAATTTCAACTTGAACGCAATGGTTTAAGTGGAGTTCCAAATGAATTATCATTAGTAGTTTCCGCGAGCACTGCCTCAGGTGGTAATCCAGCACAAATTCACGCATCTCTAGATTGGGAAGAAATCTCACGCTAATATATTATGATGCGTTTTAAAGAATATATCTCTGAGCAGGCAGAATATGATGGTCGTAAGGTGACTCTCAATGAACCGTGGCGTAGCGACGATGAAAAGCATAAGTTTTATGTCTATGTGCGTAATGAAAAGGGCAACGTCATAAAACTTGGATTTGGTGATCCAAAGGCAGAGATTAAACGAGATGATCCAGAGCGTCTAAAAAACTTTAGAGCTCGCCATCAGTGTGATACAGATCCGGGTCCAAAGTGGAAGGCTCGTTATTGGAGCTGTAAGTTTTGGGAAAAGGGACAGACTGTAACTGATTTATTGTCGAAGTAAACGACGATATAAATTATAATATGCAGTTGGTAAATGAGTTAACGGATAAAAATTTTTTAGTCTACGCGGCTAAACATTATAACAATCCACACTGTCTAGATATAAAAGAGTTTCACGCTGATCTTGCTCATCTGAAGTATATCAAAAAACTCTTTAAAAAATATCAAGATAAAAGTATACTTCAAGAGAGGCTAATCTTAAACCATCTCATTATACTTCACAATATGTTTTACCCTGAGGCAGCAACACGCATGTGTTTTAATCGAGTAAACGAACACAGTTGGCCAGCACTTAAGACATTTTTGCTTTATCTAAACTATATTCCAGAAGGCGAATATATAAATATACCTATTGATCTATACGTAGCTCGAACACTTCAAAGAATTTAAAACTATGGGACTCCTAACACGCACTACAGACACTGTTTACGCATTTAGATTTTTACGCTTACTCACTACTCCATGGACGAAAACAGGAGCCTATAAGATGGGGCTTATTGATGCTAATGGAAATGTAATTCGCAAACCAGAAACAAGTGAAGAAAAAAGTAAGTATAATATTTTTCATAAATTGGTCTTTAACGTTAAACGTATGCTTAATGTAATTCCATTTGGCAAGACTACAATTGCTTCGTATCTTGCGGCGCTCTATCTCATAAAAGAAAAAACTGGAGTTTCTGATCGAGCACTTGCTAAGGTTATCAAAGAGGCCACTGGGTGCGATCCACGTGCGCTTCATCTTGAAGAGTCTTTTTGGTATCTCAATGAAGACAACACTCTTCGTCATGGAACATACAGATTAACGCGTAACCTACCATTACAACTAACTGGAGACATATTGGCTCTCAAGAATACAACAATATCAATAGCAGAAAATTCATGCCCGGTTGGAAATATTTTTGGCGTAAATGTGTATGACGCCGTGCATTGTAAGACTGGACAAAAAGTATTAATAACTCAACACGATATTAAGCAATGAAAAACGAAGAAGTAGTTACTGGAGACGTTGCAATGCCACCTTCTGACTATCCTAAAAGTGGAGCAACATGGAGACTTTTTAATGTACCAACTGACATCTTTAGACGGTTTGAAACCGGGCGAAATAAGTTTGAACGCTGGTGTAAATATCTAGATATGGCAGATGAGGAGCAGCAAGCTTTATATAATTATGCCAAGAAAAATAGCAAGCATACAATTGTACTACGTGATTCTGTTAGTGGCGCTCTTCGTAGCATACGCAGACGTGCCATGAATGAATGAATCACGAGACGTGTAAAAAATTATTTACAACTCGCCTTTTTCTGTTTATAATAAACATCTGCTACACAGCGTAACATTTTCCAACATGAATGACAATAATACACACAGCATCTTCGAAGAACAAATTAGCCGCAAACCAAACCACTATCCATGGACAGAGCAGTTTATTGAGGCCATGCACAATGGATTTTGGACAGACAAAGAGTTTAGTTTTAAATCTGATGTGCAGCAATTTAAGGTTGATTTAAATGATCAAGAACGCGAGATTATTGTGCGTACACTTTCAGCAGTTGGACAAATTGAAGTTGCAGTAAAAACTTTTTGGGCCAAACTGGGAGAAAACTTGCCGCATCCTAGTCTTCAAGATCTAGGCTATGTTATGGCAAACATTGAAGTTATTCATAATAGTGCCTATGAGCGTCTACTTAGTGTGCTTGAACTAGAAGATATTTTTGAAGAGAATCTTAAACTTGAATGGATACAAGGTCGTGTTAAATATCTTCGTAAGTATACTCACAAGTTTTATAAAGATTCTAAAAAACAATATCTCTATGCTTTGATTCTTTTCACTCTTTTTGTTGAAAATGTTTCGTTATTTTCTCAGTTTTATATTATTAACTGGTTCGCTCGTTTTAAAAATGTACTTAAAGACACAGATCAGCAAGTAAAGTATACTCGCAATGAAGAAAACATTCATGCTCTTGTTGGTATAAAGATTATCAACACAATTCGTGAAGAGCATCCTGAACTATTTGACAATGAGCTTGAGGCACGCATCGCGCATGAAGCTGAAGAGGCATACAAGTCTGAAGCTAAGATTGTTGACTGGATGATCAATGGCATAAACGAACCTGGGCTATCAGCACCAATTCTTAAAGAGTTTATTAAAAATCGTATCAATGAATCCCTTGCTCAAATCAGTTTTAAACCAGTATTTGAAGTGGATAGAGAGTTGCTTGAGTCCACTATGTGGTTTGAAGAAGAACTACTTGGCAATAATATGGCGGATTTTTTTCACACCCGCCCGACTGAATATTCAAAGAAAAATCAAAGCTTTAGTGAAGACGACCTGTTTTGATGTGATATATAGATCTATATTATGAGTGATAAAATATATTGGTTAAATAAAGATAGTAGAAAATTTTTAGAGAGAGGATATCTCTTAGAGGGAGAAACTCCAGAACAGAGAATACAGGACATTGGAGATAGAGCGCAGGCGTTATTAGATGATATGCCTGGTTTTTCAGACAAGTTTGTAGACTATATGTCAAGAGGTTTTTATTCTCTTGCTTCTCCAATCTGGTCAAACTTTGGCCGTAAACGCGGGTTGCCAATCTCATGCTTTGGTAGTTATATACCTGATGACATGAATGGAATCCTCTCAAAGGTCGGAGAGATTGGTACAATGTCAAAAGTCGGCGGAGGAACCTCTGCATATTTTGGAGATGTGCGCGGTCGAGGAGCCCCAATATCTTCCGGTGGTGCTGCTACAGGTGTGCATCATCAACTTACAGTTTTCGATTCGCTTATCAACTATGTCTCGCAAGGCAACGTTCGTCGTGGTTCTTTTGCAGCCTATTTGCCTATTGATCACCCTGACATTGAAGAGTTTCTTAAGATTCGGTCTGAAGGTAACGCTATTCAAGACTTGTCCATAGGCGTGTGTGTATCAGATGAGTGGATGAAGAGTATGATTGGCGGCGACAAAGACAAACGTAAAGTTTGGAGTACAGTCATTAAAAAACGATTTGAGTCTGGTTATCCTTATATCTTTTTCTCTGATAATGTAAACAACGGCGCACCTCAGATGTATAAGGACAAGGGTCTTAAGATACATGCAAGTAACCTTTGTACAGAAATCTTTTTGTCTACATCAGAAGATGAAAGTTTTGTATGTGACCTCTCTTCACTTAATCTTGAAAAGTGGGACGAGATTGCAGAGACAGATGCAGTAGAGACGCTTGTATATTTCTTGGATGCAGTTATGTCTGAATTTATTTTGAAGACTGGAAATCCTGGCAATGAATTTATGAGAGCGCCTCGTAAGTTTGCTATCAATCAGCGTGCACTCGGTGTAGGTGTGCTTGGTTGGCATTCATTGTTGCAGTCAAAGATGGTGCCATTCGAGTCGATGGAAGCAAAGATGATGAACAATCAAATTTGGAGTACTATCCGTGCCAAGGCAGACTCTGCTACCTCCCAACTTGCAAAACTTTTTGGCGAGCCATTTATGTTAGAAGGCTATGGTCGACGCAACTCTACTACGCTTGCAATTGCTCCTACTACAAGTAGTTCGTTTATACTTGGACAAGTATCTCCAAGTATTGAACCGCTGAACAGCAATTATTTTGTTAAGGATCTTGCTAAAGGCAAGTTTACCTATCGCAATCCATATCTTGAAAAGTTGCTCAAAGAAAAAGGCAAAAATGATCAAGAAACATGGAAGGATGTTCTTACTCATGGTGGTTCTGTACAACATCTAGAATTTCTTTCTGCAGAAGAAAAAGATGTATTTAAAACCTTTGGTGAAATTAGTCAAAAAGAAATTGTCATTCAGGCAGCACAACGTCAAAAGTATATTGATCAAGGTCAATCACTTAACTTGATGATTGCACCTACTGCAAAGCCAAAAGAAGTCAACGAGCTTCTTATCTTTGCTTGGGAACAAGGAGTCAAGTCGTTGTATTATCAACGTAGCGCAAATCCAGCACAGGAACTTGCACGTTCAATCTTAACTTGCAGCACATGTGAAGGGTAAAGACTATATAAAACTGTCTCCATTTTGGTATGCACTTGGTATGTTTGCAGTAGCTCCGTTTGTTGCAATAGTATTTATCGTCACTGCTCTTTTATTAATGCTGGTTTGGCCATTGGTTCCATTTGTCGCATATTTTGAAAGAAAGAACGACCCCGTTGTTGATGATATAAATAACAGAAAATAATTTAAATATAATGATAGAAAACAACAGATGTCCAAAATGCAAATACGTCTACGAAGTCTCTTGGGATGATGAGGACGATAAATACTATTGCGATGACGAAGAAGATTTTGAAGATCTAGAACGCGAAGAACTCTACCCAGAATATTGCCCTTTTTGTGGAACCTATCGTATCTATGGAACAGAAGACGATTCTCGTGATGACGAAATTTAATATATAATTTATGACATGGCTATATAATGAACTTCCTTTTACTCGCGAACTTGCTCAAGAGAAGATTGATGAAGGTTATATTGGGTTTGTCTATGAAATAACTGATAGTCTAAATGGCAAAAAATATATTGGCAAAAAACTGTTGTCTAGTGTAAAAAAACTTGCTCCGCTAAAAGGCAAAACGCGCAAAAGAAAAAAGTGTGTACAGTCTGATTGGGAAAAATACTATGGCAGCAGTGAAACTGTAAAGGCTTTGGTCGAATCACGCCAATCAGATTTTATTCGTCGAATCATATATCTCTGCAAATCTAAAGGTGAATTGTCTTATATGGAAGCAAAGGAACAGTTTGACAAAGAGGTGCTGCTTACAGATGATTTTTACAACGAATTTATTGGAGTAAAAATAAATTCATCTCATGTGAAAAGTTTATGGAAAAAGTAGTGTACATTTGAGTCACACTAGTGTATAATTATATCATGTTACTAATCGACTATTCTGGAATTGCAATCTCTGCTATATTTTCTCAATCACGTCCTGGGAAAATTACAGAGGACTTTATGCGACATATTATCTTAAATTCGCTGAGAATGTATAATCTCAAGTATAGAGAAAAGTATGGACGTATGATTATCGCATGTGATGGCGGCAGTTGGCGTAAAGAGTATTATCCGCAATACAAAGCTGGACGCAAGAAGAGTCGTGAGGCGTCTGATCTTGACTGGAAAGAAATTTTTGGTATTATAAACAAGATACGTGATGAAATAGTTGAGCATATGCCATATCCAGTAGTAGTTGTACAAGGCGCAGAAGCAGACGATGTTATTGGCACACTCGTTGAATCTACTCAAGAGTTTGGCCAGCACGAACCCGTAATGATTATCAGCGCAGACAAAGATTTTATTCAACTTCAAAAGTATGATAATGTCTCTCAGTACAGCCCTATGACTAAGAAAATGTTGAGTGATAAAAACCCAGCTAATTATCTCTATGAGCATATCTTTCGCGGTGACAGCGGTGATGGCATTCCAAATGTCTTGTCATCTGATACTGTATTTGTTGATGGCGGGCGCCAAACACCACTCAGTTCAACTAAAATGACAGCATGGATCGCTGCTGCGCATGAAGGTAAACTACAAAGTGTTCTTCCAGAAACAGTCTATCGCAACTATATTCGTAATAGCACAATAATTGATCTTAGCAAAACACCAGAAAATGTAAAAGCTTCAATTCTATCTGCATATTCCGAGTGTGCTTCGGTCGGAAACTCTAAGATACTTAACTATCTTATCTCTAAGCGTTGCAACATGTTAGTATCATGTGCTGAAGAATTTTTTACACATAAATAAAACCATACATTATGAGACCACAAACTGCATCAAACAACAGAACAAAACATCCGTTTGAAATTTTTGAAAGCATACAGGCGACAGACAAAGTCGCTGATCGAGTGCGCATACTTCAAGAAAATGAATCTTATGAATTAAAGACTATACTTCAGGCAGCATTTCGTCCTGATATAAAATTTGATTTACCGGTAGGTGCTCCTCCATATACGCCTAGCCCAAACCCAGCAGGAGTAAATTTTTCTCCGCTAAGAAAACAGATTGATGTGTTGCCTCGCCTTTTAGTTGGTAATACTACATATGACAAGATTAAAAAGGAGATGGCCTTTATCAAACTGTTAGAAAATGTTCATGCATCTGATGCAGAAATTTTAATTGCAATGAAAGATAAAAAACTACATAAAAAATATAGTCTACTTACGTCTTCACTCATTAAAAAGGCCTTTTCAAATCTTGGCATAGAATAATATGACATACACATATAATTGCACATCTTGCAACTATTATTGGGACGCAAGTTTGCCTATGGATTCGCGTGACCTGCCGCTAAGCGAACCATGCCCGCACTGCACTTTGGCTGGAAACGTAAAACGCGTCATCTCCGCTCCTGGTATATCATATGAAGGAGGCAAGACAATACTTCAACGTGCTGGTAGTGGATGGAATGACGTACTAAACAAAGTAAAAAAAGCAAGTGGAAGACAAGCAAAAATAGAAACCCGTTGAGATATGGGACGCAGCAGAAAAAATAGAGACAAGAAAAGGGGACATGGTTATTACGATGATGGTCATGATGATTATTCTCGCAATAAAAAATTTAAGAAAAATCGCTTTGATGACAATCGAAGAGATAAAGAAATACAACAAAAACTATTTGTTGATTGGGATAAACTCTAATGAATCGAAAAAAGTTTACGCACTCACCTATAGATCTTGGCTATAGTGATCTAGAAGCAAACACTACCACTTCTGGTCGTTTTTATATGACGCCTAATGGTAAAGCCTATCCTAGTATTACTACTGTATTAGGCATTCGTAACAAAGGTGCACTTCAAGAATGGAGAACACGAGTTGGCGAAGTTGAAGCAGCACGTGTAGCCCGGCATGCAAGCACGCGAGGCACAGCTTTACACGCAGCGGTTGAACGATATATTGATAATATTGATTCATATTTTGCTGAAGGAGAGATGCCTCATGTAAAAGATATGTTTAACTCTATCAAGCCTGTCTTGGATGACCGAATCGATAACGTGTGTCTTCAAGAGGCTCCACTCTACTCAGATCATCTTGGACTCGCTGGTCGAGTTGACCTCATCGCAGAATTTGATGGTCGGCTGAGCATAATCGATTTTAAGACAAGTTCTCGAGCTAAAACAGAAGATGAGATTGACAGTTATTTTATACAGATGGCGGCATATGCTATTATGTGTGAAGAGCGTACAGGCACACCAGTAAGTCAAGGAGTAATCGTTATGGCTGTAGAAAACAGTTCGCAACCACTGGTTTTTGTGCAAAAACGAGATTGTTGGACGGATGAACTTTTTAAGACTATAAATGAATATAATACCAAAAAACTATTTGGACATGCATAAACACAACATACAAAATAAGGGCTTACTGGATCTACTAAAGGGTGGTGCAAATGATTGCTTTACGAGCGACTATGGTGCAGTCAAAGAGTATTATCTTTCTGAAGAGATTGGTGATGCAAGTGACTATATACAATGGTTTCATGATATACGCAATAGTCGTCCATCCGATGTAGTAAAGATTCATATCAATTGCCCAGGAGGTAATCTGTTTACTACCATTCAATTTATGCAGGCACTCTCTGAAACTGAAGCCCATATTATGGTAAGTGTTGAAGGGGCATGTATGAGTGCTGCAACTCTGATCTTTTTGATGGCCGATGAGTATATGATTACAGATCATAGCATGTTCCTATTTCATAACTATAGTGCTGGTACTGCTGGCAAAGGTGGCGAGATGTATCATGGCATGGTTCATGAACGCAACTGGAGTGCAAATCTTTTCAAAGACATGTATTCAGACTTTCTTACCGAAGGCGAGATTAAAGAGATGCTTGAAGACAAAGACATCTGGATGGACGCACATCAGGTACTTGATCGTTTGGAAAAGCGCGGCAAAAAGATACAGAGTCGCATACGCGCCGAAGAGAAGAAGCAAAAGGCATAAATAGACTATATAACAAACCCACTAAAGACGCTAAAGCAACTCTCATTCATGTGAAATAAGACTACACTCACGTTTTTGCATATAGCAGACCCACCATGCCTCTCAACGATGCACACTTTGGTGGGTATTTTTTACATAAAAAATCATAAATTTAGCATTTTTAGACCTGGAAGCACTAGATTTCTCTATACGGGGCCTAACTTCGGGACCTTTTTTCACTTTTTTGAAAAAAGTTGTGTACTTTCTCTGCATTTTAGTGTATAATGACCATGTAAGCAACACAACACAATATGAAAGAAACATTAGGAATTTTCATCGGAATCAATATCGCGGTTTGGTTCATCATCTTTATCCAAACTATGAATGGTAGTTGGTAATCACAAGAGCTGAGCATCTCTTAAAAAGCTTTGAGCTTCGGGCACTCGTTAAACCGCTCTAGAGAGTTGAGCATCTCTAAAAACTGCTCATCACTTTCAAAAAACAATTTTCCCCTGAAGTACTGGCCCGCCAGACACTAAGGTTGAGCGAAGTGCAAATAGCTCGATCAATAGCCTGGGAGACGAGGTTCGACTCCTCGCAGGGGACACCATTTTCAAAAACAAATTTACTGATGGAGGTTGCAAACGAAATCAGAGATAAAAGGAACGAGCCTCTTGTCCGCAGGGAGAGCGTTAAAAAGTTTCATGGTGCAATTCCATAGCCTGCGGTGCCATTTCCCAAAAAAACCCGAACCACAACAACACATCATGAATGCCACCGAATACAAAGAAATGTTTGCCAAGGTTCAAGCTGGTCAAATCACTCAAGAAGTCTGGTTTGACTATTGCTTCCAAACTCTGAGCCAAATCATGGAAGACAACAAGGATGTCTTCGTCCGCTTGAAGAATCGCTAATCACACAAATATATGAACACTGAAGACGACGTAATTGACATGATCACTGAAGCACTTTACATGTATCATGAAGAGTATGGTTCTGATGATCCAGATGAAAGCATCGGCATTCGCAGCTACGACGAAGTAGGCATGCTCACTCGTAATAGCGGATTAGTTCTCACAATCGGTGACAAAAGATTTCAAATCACGGTCGTTGAAGCATAACATGGAACCAGTATACATATTCTTTTGCATCTATACAACGCTTGCGATTCTTGCAAGCGTTTCAATCGAAAATCAATAACACATGAAACCATCGGATTTTTATCCACTAGCCATCTTGATATCACTATTTTTTGGAGTCTGTATGATTGGATTCATCAGCGCTCTGTTCAAAGCAATCTATCTTTTCTTTAACTAATATGAACACACAACGAACAGTACTACGGGTTAAAAATAACGAGGCTGGAAAACAGTATATTGAACAGCTGCGCAATGAAGCAAAGATTCATAACATGAAAGAACGTGTAAAAGAGATGGAGTCTTTCGATTATGTTGGAAAATTTAAACGAGTTGATCTCTATGGTCGCCTTGGAAAGAATAATCCAAATCGTCACAAATATTCTATTTTTAGCGGCCGCTCAATCTTTCGCAGCCACACTAGAATTCGTTTAGAAGATGCATCACACATTGCAGTCTATATAAACAACGTCGTGCGCTCTAAGTTTGGTGGCTATACTCTCGTCTGTTCATGATTCCAGTACTTCCGTCTCATAAGACTACTCTTGTGTTGACAGCTGGATTCCAACCATGCGGTTTCTTTTCTGCTCGATCTGCAATTAGAAACATGATAGTTGGAGGTGTAAAAGCCTATGACCAGTATGGAAACATACGTGACTGGAGCAGTTGGATCGCTAACGATGATCACCTCGCCCCAGAAAATCCTGCGCTTCGTAGTGTCGACACGCTATGGGCAATTCCTACAATCGTGGTAGTGCCAGGCTATTTTGGTCACTACAAGCATGGAAAAAAGCAACCGCGCGCGATCAACCTTCGGCAACTCTACTACATCTATGGAGGTGAGTGCCAATATTGTCTGCGTAAGATTCCATACACTTCAGCGACTCGTGATCATCTAGTTCCGCGCAGTCGCGGTGGTGGAAATAGTGACGACAATATTGTCCTGTCTTGCAAAAAGTGCAATACCAAAAAATCAAACAAGTTTCCATATTTCAACATTCATGGCTCAGAGGTAAAACCTAAGATGCTAAAAGACATCGAGTTTAGCGCGCTCTCTGAACGTGTAGCGATTCGCGATGAATGGAAAGACTTTTTACAATATAAATAAATCACCTATAGATAAAAAAGATGTTTACATGTGAGAGAGTTTAGTGTATAATGTCTCTGTAAGCAAAGAGAAACAAAGGTTTCATAACTGAACGCACCATCAACTGCTAATGAAAGTTGAGAACGTCCGTGGTTGTACGGCTTGGATCACTCAGTGATGCGATGTCAAAGGTTTGTATATAGGAGTTTTCGGTCCCTATAAAAAAGTCATAGTCGATTGTAGTTGCAGCGCGTTGCGCTCCTCATCAACATGCCAATATGATTAACCGATAAATTTTTTTCTAATGCTAGAGTGTCCTGAATTGGTTAAAGGTCCTTCTTTATAAGGGGGTAGAATCGGTCATCGAGCCGTGTGTGGGTTCGAGTCCCACCTCTAGTACCACTTTCGCACGTTGGCAGAGAAGTCATGCAGTGGTCTGCAAAACCGCCTAGTCCAGAGCGTTACTGGAACGTGCGTCCATCTACAACACCTGCTCATATCGTCTAACGGTTAGGACTTACGGTTTTCATCCGTACAATCGGGGTTCGATTCCCCGTGTGAGTACCAATAAATAATATACAATGAAAATAGTCATTCGCACCTCAACATACATCAAGGTCGGTCAATTTTACCTTTTAGTAAAACTACCGCTTAAGAGCGGTGAACGTCGCTTTAGAGTCACTCGCGATCATTCACGCTTTCAAAACTATTTTGAAATGCACGCTCTAGGATTTACATGCGGTCGCATGTGGTCTACTCATGCCCAACGCGTACGTGAGAAGCGTTGGTTAAATTCATTTGACGAATAATTTTACAATCCGACTTAGCTCAGCGGCAGAGCGGGTGACTGTCATAATGGCAGCTTAAAGTAGAAATACTTTATGAAAAACCAATCAAATTCGGGGAACGCTTTAAAATGCCAATCCCGAGCGAAGCCTCGAAAGAGGAACGTGTAGAGACTTGACGGTTGGTATCTTACAAGTAATGTTGAAGATAATGAGAAAGTCCAGACTACAAACTGAAAGGGTAGCGAAAGCTATAGTAGTAGGTAATCACTAGGTCCGTGGTTCGATCCCACGAGTCGGAGCCAATTTTTACGCCTCCTTAGCACAGTGGTAGTGCAGCTCATTTGTAATGAGCAGGTCGTGAGTTTAAAACTCTTCTTATATAAATAAGGTAATATATGAATACACATAGCAACATTACCAATGCATATCGTAAAATGGCTCAGGACTCGTATAACAAGTCACTGGTTGTTCAACAAACATGCGCACTTGAATCCGCCATGGAGATCGATTTAGACGAAGCACTTAAACAAACTTTACCTACTAAAGAAAACAAAGTACGCCTTGAAGCATTTATGAAAAAGCTTAATGCTCTTCGCAATGAGTTTCCAGATGTAGTGATTCGCGGAACTCATGATGAGAAAGTTGAAGCACGTCTTCTCGGTGATGATGGTAATGTTGTTCAATACCTTGGTATGAAAATTGGTTTTGTTCATAAAGCCTAATATAAATAAACTACAAACTGAGAAGGTAGCGAAAGCTATAGTAGTAGGTAATCACTAGGTCACACGTTCGAGCCGTGTCGCAGGAGTCAATTTTACGCCTCCTTAGCACAGTGGTAGTGCAGCTCATTTGTAATGAGCAGGTCGTCCGTTCGAATCGGACAGGAGGCTCCAGTTTAAAGTGCATCCATAGCTCAGTTTGGTTAGAGCACACGATTGATAATTGTGGGGTCGTTAGTTCGAGTCTAACTGGGTGTACCATATTTTACGGGTAAAGGCCGACTGGCGAGGCGCTTGCTTTGGGAGCAAGTTTAGTTGAGTTCGATTCTCAATTACCCGACCATTTATAGTGTGTAAATAGTTCGATTTTAACTAACTCCATATAAATAGATTTATGGATGGTTTGAAAACATGTAAACACTGCAACGAGTCATTTTCATTAAGTACTTCTCTTTTTGCTAATCATATTAGGTGGTGTGAAAAAAATCCAGATAGAAATAATTGGAAAAAACGAGTAGCCTCAACTAATATATTATCATTGGAAAGAAATTGTAAAAAATGCAACAACACATTTTCTGTTAAATATAAAGAAGGTCAAACACCTCCGCCGAATTTATTTTGTTCTAGAAGTTGTGCAAATGCTCGTGGGCCACGATCAGAAGATTTTAAAACAAAGGTTAGAGCAAAATTATTAAAAGACAATACCAATACTTGTCTGTGTTGTAATACATCATTTTCTGGTAAACGCAAAAAATATTGCTCCAAAAAATGTATTTTAGAATATAGAAAAAGAAATTGGGATGACTATAAAAGATATAGAAATGAATGTGCTTTTAATTTTTCGTTAAAAAAATATCCACTTGAATTTGATTTTTCTCTTGTAGAAAAATATGGATGGTATCTTCCAAAAAATCGTGGAGATAATCTAAATGGTGTATCTCGTGATCATATGATATCTGTAAAATATGGTTACGAAAACAATATTGATCCAAAGATTATATCGCATCCTGCTAATTGCATGCTATTGCGCCATAATGATAATGTTTCAAAACATACAAAATGCTCGTTGGCATTAGCACAACTTTTAGAAAAAATACAAATTTGGGATATTAAATATGGGGCCTGAGCTGTGGGCAGCCGGAATCCTTTGCAAGGAATCTGTGAAATGATGAGTTCGATTCTCACCAGGTCCACCATTTTAATTGGAGGCATAACTCAGTTGGTAGAGTAATTCCCTTTTAAGGAATGAGTCATAGGTTCGAGCCCTATTGCCTCCACCATTTTAATTGGTGGTTGTAGTTCAATGGTAGAGCCCCAGATTGTGATTCTGGTTGTTGCGGGTTCGAGTCCCGTCGATCACCCCATTTTTACGTCATTGGTGTAACGGTAAGCACAAAGGTCTCCAAAACCTTTTGTCACAGTTCGAATCTGTGGTGACGTGCCATAGAGGTATAGTGTAACGGTTAGCACCACAGATTTTGATTCTGTTTGTCGAGGTTCGAATCCTTGTACCTCTACCAACTTTGCCGCTAGAGAGGTGCACGGGCTCCATGCCCGGTACATAGGCGCAGATGACGTGCAGGACTGCATATGCGGGTGCGTACGGGAATGTGTCTATGTCGCCTCTTTAGTCGGCTCAATTTTCAATCGCGGGGCAGTCAGTAGTGGTGCTGAACTAGTCTCATAAGCTAGGCTTCGGTGTGGGTTCGACTCCCACCCCCGCAACCAATTTTTAGCAATGACAATCGGTGAGTTAAATGCGCATAAGGCTTGAGATTCCGTGTGGGTCAATAACCATACATTGCTAAATGGGTAGGTATGCCGTTAAGGAGACGGTTCGGTCTGTAAAACCGACGCTTAAAAGCTCGCTGGGATCGTTACCCAGACTGCCCACCATCTTTGTATAAGTAATTTTGCAACCGAGCTCAAGAAGAGTGGTGATGCACATAGGTGATTAGGTTCACGCCTTCGGGTTAATATGACAAGTATGCCTGCGTAAGCTCTTCATATATTTTTAATGTATCATATAAATAGTAGTATGAATGCATTTAATTCTCCATGTTCAGATCCATTAGTTGAAGCTGCAAAGCAAATTCTCGAAAAGGTCGCTATTGCACCAGTCACTGGCTTTGGACGGTCTGTTCCAGAAAGCATTCAAGATTATCTGCAAGCAATTTTAAATTCTGCCGACACACCCCGTGGGTCAATCACACACGCCAAATTTTTCGACTCTGGCTATACTGGTGTCTCATTTGAGATTGGTGGACAAGAGTATACGCTCACCATGAGCATGGGCAAGATGGGTGCTGATGACTATATTCGCGGCAATATAGCACTCGCCAAAACCGGCACACACAAGCCAATCCTCTCAATTAGAGGTGGCGACAGCCCGAACAGTGTCTTTCCAACAATGGCTGACATTGGTAAAATGACACGTGCTGTGTCTGACCTGATCAGACGTTAAAACTTTTCGCGTCATAAGTGTTACGGCAGCACATTAGACTTCCACTCTGAAGGCGTGAGTTCGACCCTCACATGACGCACCAATTTGGGGTGAAGCTTAGCGGCTTCGATTCTCTTCATACCCTCTACGCTTGATGGGTGCACACTAGACAGCGCAAGGTTAAATGACATGAGAATAACCCCACCAATTTTTCCCTGCCATTGTAGGCGATGATCCTACAATGAGCATTGAGGCTAAGAGCGGGTTGGCAACCCGATGACGCCGAATGTAATCCGACGCAAATTAAACTAGGCTTGGAGTCGCTACCAAGATGAAATAGTCACTGCGTTTCTTCAAGTTGACTCTGGTCAATTATTCGGTAGTGGGGAAAATACTTTGCGAGAGGGATCATACGGAGATCGCTAGGCCCATAGTCTAGAGAGGAGGTTAAAGCCCTCCCCCTCGCAATTCGTATCATGCGCGAATCCAAATATGTCATGACGCAGCTAGGTGTGGTTCCTAGCTAGCCCCAGCCCTGGGTGAGTGTAGCAGCAATCTGTCATGGGCAAATTTTCACAAAATTGTGACCTCGGAGGTCAGTTTTTCTCTATACGGGGCTTAACTTCGGGACCTTTTTTCACTTTTTTGAAAAAAGTTGTGTACTTTCTCTGCATTTTAGTGTATAATGATCATGTAAGCAACAAAGAACACCAATACAATAAGAGTATGACCATGCCACCCAACGATGTCCATCCTAACTTAGACTCTGCAAAAGAAGCATGCAGATTGTATCTCGAAGCTATGTATGAGTTGCAAGATAAGTTTCATGTTTTCGAGACATGTGATGATAGCTGCGTTCAGGCTTATACATGTGCTCGCTATCTGAATGAAGAGGGTATCATCAAAGAATACACTCACTGGTAATAGGAACACTAATAAACACCACCACATCTTTATATGACTATCACTGAATCAATTGGCAAGAAAGTAAGGCATGGCTCTCACGGCTATCAAAATGAAGAGACAATCAAGCAAATCTCTTTTTTAAAGGACTCGGTAGAGATTGAGTTTGAATCGGGTGTCTTTTCGACCATGTCACCAGGTGAGTTTGGACACTTTATGCGATATGAAGAACTCTCTTATAAAGAGAAGCATCATGAAGGTTCAAGTTATATTTTCAGTTATATTTTCTTTTGTGACACTGAAAACCAATGGTATTCACTCATCGACTAAGACAACATGAAAACTAGATATTCAATTGTATTTCATACTTCTGATTGCTATATGGAAGCAATGACATTAAGCGACATTCATACCTATTATGATGTTGATGCTGCAGAACTTGAGCTTTTCTGGAACAGCAAACATAAACGTGACAGCGCGGTTCGTCTTCTTAAGCAGCATGACATCGTTGTCGACACATATGACGGCGTACCAATATGAAAACACTCGGGCATATGATGTAATGGATAGCATCAGGGTCTTCTAAATCCTTCGCCTAGGTTCGAATCCTAGTATGCCCGCCAAACTAATAAATAAAATTTCGGTACTGTGGTGGTATCGCTTACAGGAGCATGAGGTCCCTAAAGTCGAACAAACATCTCGTCGACAACCTCTAAATTTTCTAAAATTATGACTATGGTAAACACTATTTTTATAAATATCTATATGTTTATCATTTCATACGATACAATAAAGGACGCGATTGATTCTTCTAATACAATGCGAGAAGCTTCAATCAAATTAAATTTACATTTTTCAACATTTAAACGTAAAGCAGAATCTTTTGGTTTATATAGACCCAATCAGGGCGCTAAGGGAGGTAAAAAGACCCGAAATATCTCAAAACTAATTAGTTTAACGGAAATACTAGATGGAAAGTATCCATACTACCAAACTTTTAAATTAAAACAAAGGTTACTTAAAGAAAAAATTTTTGAAAACAAATGTTCTAAATGTAGTATAAGTGAATGGGATGGCGACAAAATAAATTGTGAATTAGACCATATAAATGGTATAAGACATGATCATTCTTTAGGAAATCTTAGGATGCTTTGTCCAAACTGTCATTCTCAAACTGATACATATAGAGGAAAAAATATTAAAAAAATTATGGCTGTGTGATGAAATTGGTAAACATTGCGGACTTAGAGAAATTTGAGTGCCTTGTTTGAAAAAACAGGAGTAGAACTTGTCAAATTCGGTGAAGGCTTTAAAATGCTAATCCCGAGCCAAGCCTAAGAAATTAGGAAGGTGTAGAGACTAGACGGCAGGGATCTAATGTAGCGATACTATGATCAAGGTATAGTCCAGACCACAAACAGAAATGGTAGTGAAAACTATAGTGGTAAGAAAATCCGTTGCTTCGGCTTGTCGGTTCGAGTCCGACCACAGCTACCATCTTAAAAAAATTATGAATACAGAACATATTAAAAGTTTGATTGACGCCGAAGTAGAAGCGCTACTCTCTGAGATGAATGAACTTAGAGAGCGAATAGCCAAACTTGAGCATGAATCATTTCGTCGATCGCTGAATGTTCAACAACATATTGGGCAATACATAGATCACGAACAAAAAGGAAACGGACCAGTTTTATAATGAAAGGGGCTTGTAGCTCAGCGGTAAGAGCAGTCGACTCGATAGGGTCTTCTTATTAGAAATAGTAAGTTAGCAGAACTTAAATTCAGGGAACGCTTAACGGGTAATGCCGATGCCAATCCTGAGCGAAACCTCGAAAGAGGGACGTGCAGAGACTATAATAGTTCAATCTTAACAGGTTATGCTGAAGATTAAGGGATAGTCCAGACCACAAACTGAAAAGGTAGTGAAAACTATAGTGGTAAGCATAATCGATTGGTCGCAGGTTCGAATCCTGCCGGGCCCACCATTATAAATACTATGACATGGTTTTACGTGCACTGCTATTCATTACGAGCCTACTTGTAGCTGGATGTGCCGCATGGTTTTCAGTACTCGGCATTGCTACACTCTTTAGTGGCAGCTATGTTTCAGTGCTCATCATGGCGAGTGCACTAGAGATTGGCAAACTTGTGGCGACGACCTATTTGCATCACTATTGGACGCATACATCAGCACTCTTAAAAGGCTATCTCGTCACAGCTACACTCATACTCATGTGTATAACTTCACTCGGTATTTTTGGTTATCTATCGTCTGCCTATGCTGTAAACTCAATACAATTTTCTAACATCGACTCCCAGGTTGGGTCTCTTCAAGAACGTAAGAGCGGCATCGACTCTGAAGTCTCACAAATCAACTCACGAATAGAGACACTAAACGCCGCGCGGCGCTCACAAGAAGAACGCTTGCCAAAGATGTCTGCGGCAAATGCACGACCAATCTATGCTGACATTGAAAGAACAGCGGCTGAAATGCAGGCACAGCGCGAGAGAATAGTTCAACTGCAAGACAGCAAGAGAGAGCTTGACACACAAATACAAGAGCTAAAACTCAAGATGTCGGCATCAAAAGACATTGGAACGTTTAAGTTTATTGCCGATCAGTTTAATCTGCCGCTCGATACAATCGTAATGGCCTTTATATGCATAATCATCGCTGTGTTTGATCCACTTGCGATTGCACTGCTGCTGTCATACAACAGCACACTTTCCAAAACACTTATGAAAGACAAGTCAGTTGATGTTTCGAATCGCATCTATGACCTGTCTGACGGCTTATAAATCTTATTATGAATCTATGTGAATTGCCATGCAATCATACTGCTATAATATGCAAAGTTCAAGGGGTCGAATGTGCTCGACTTCGTGATATGGGTTTTTGTGAAAACACACATATCACAAAAACCCGCGAAGGAAAAAATATTGTCTGCTCAACATGTGGCATACGATTGGCATTAAATCAGGAGTTAGCTAAGGACATCATCGTTGATGAGTTATAAATAAATTTTTTGGGTGAATGGCAGAGCGGTTTATTGCACTTGTCTTGAAAACAAGAGTGGCTGAAAGGTCACCGTGGGTTCAAATCCTACTTCACCCGCCATTTTTGGAACGTTGACTGAGTGGTCGAAAGTGTTTCCCTGCTAAGGAAATGTAGGGGCAACTCTACCGTAGGTTCAAATCCTACACGTTCCGCCAACACATATAGATACTTTTATGGGGAGTTAGCTCAGCGATAGAGCATCTCGTTTACACCGAGTCGGCCGGGGGTTTGAATCCCTCACTCCCCACCACTTCTCCCCCTGAAAAACAAAAATAATATAATATGAAAAAACAAACACAAATCGTTAAAGTCGGACTTATTGCAGCACTTGCTACTCTTAACTATGCCTATGCAGGCCCAATCGAAGACGCTCCTTCAGCATTCACGCCAGTGACGCTTGAAACTGGCTACTCTTCTGATAAGGTCTGGCGTGGTGCTGATCTAGGTGCAAATGAAGCAAATGCAATCGTCACAACGACAACTGAACTTCCTGCGGACGTTTCGTTGGCTTTGAGCGCTGACTATGCAAACGCTGAAACAACTGGGAAGGACGAAGCTACTGAGCTCTCTGCAATCTTCTCGAAAGAGATTGCTGACTATCTCGTATCTTTGAGCTATACCTGGTATTCGCAAGACTATGTAGGTCAGGAAGGACAAGCGCAAGAAGCTGGCTTGACTGTATCACGTGCAGTTGGTCCAATCGATCTTTCGCTTACTCAGTATATGAGTATTGTGGGTGATAACAATGCTTATAGCGAACTTGCTGCAACATACAGTGATGACTTTGGATCTTCATTGATGCTTGACTTTCGCGCTGAGCTTGGCTATCTCGCTCAAGAAGGACAGTGCACTCACTTTGAGACCACTGTATCGACTGACATTCCAGTTGTGCAAGGCGTGACCGCTGTTCCGTTTGTCTCATACTCACTTGGTCTTGATGACTCGGTTGGTGTGCATTCAGACATGAAGAATCTTTTCTTCGGTGGGGTTGAGTTTAAGAAGACATTCTAATATTATAAGAATATAAAACAAAAACGGAGCCTTCTTTATGTTGGCTCCGTTTTTTATTTGGGCAAGTGGTGTAATGGTAGCCACGCTAGACTTAGGATCTAGTGCAGTGATGCGTGAGAGTTCGAGTCTCTCCTTGCCCACCAACTTAATAGTTAGTCTTGCCAAAGCTGTAAAGCATTGGATTATCACTTGATCCGGTGCCGGTTGTAGTGACTTCTTTTTTCGCTGGAGTAAATGCATAGATCTCCCGTTGAGCACGATCTGCATCGATCCATACTTCTTTATAGTTGCTCTCACGAATGAGTAGCATTGGCGCGCCATGAATATGAGCATAGCCAACACACTCTCCACGAATGCTGTCAGAGCCAGAGTGAACTTCTAGATATTTTCCAAAGAGTGGAAACTTGTCTACTTGTCTGTTTACAGTATCGACAAATGAACCAAGATCGTCTTTGCTTATGAGATCTTTTCCAATGTAGATGCCTTTGCCTTTGGCACGATAGCTCGGAAAGGTTACGATGCCTTCGCTTAATTGTTCTTGAGACAACACATGTGCAGCGGCAGAAACCAATGGGTCTTCTTTGTATGACGTGAAATTATTCATAATCTATCTTATTTATACATTTCTCGAATTATGAAAATGTATAAATAGTCTTATATGCAAGCCTTTGACAACTATAAAAATGACTCTCTCGTGAGTGCTGCAGCAACGATTCTGGAGGGCAAGACTCATGACGGGTGTCTTCAAGAAGCGCAGAGCGCAATTATAAAACGCCTATTATCAGAAATTGACAATCTAAATAGAAGTCAAATGCAAGAATTTTTACTTGCATTTGCCGATCATATGGATGAGATGACAAAATATGCATCATCACGTGATCACAAAGGCAATCCAAGAGGCGTCATTAAAAAAATAAGTGATCATCTCTATGACGCAGCAAGAGCAGCAAGCGGATTAAAGACTGGTGAAAAGTATGGTTATAATGAAAGTGTTGAAGATGAAGGTGAGACGCTGCAGGAATATTATACCGCTAAGTTTCCACTCACTAAAAAGGCAATGGAAGCAGTGCGTAATCTAGACGAAGATGAACTAGAAGACTTCTTATTTGCTCTTGATGGTTATTTTGATGAAGGAGAAAGTTCCGGTTATAAAGAATCAAGCGCTATATCTGCCTTGATCTATAAAGCAGCCCAAATTTGGAAAAAAAGAAACAACAGTTATGAATAAAAACACGCTTATAGAAGCAGCAACAAGAATCCTTCAAGGCAAGCCCGAAGACTTGCAAGAGTCTTTTATGCGTTTGCCTGGACACGTCATCAACAATGAATTATACACGCTAAGCAAATCATTTCAACAATTTGTTGATTCAATAAAACGCGGTGGTGACTTTGATCCAAAAAAGATCAACTCACTTATAACTGCACTAAATTCTATAAAGGCTTCTGCAAAAACTTTTAAAGATGGAGAAAGTGTTCCAGTCTCGTATCAGTATGGAAACGTAAAGGAAGCTGCCGAACAAGACGCAGGCGAGTATGACGCTGAAGGCAGCATGGCAAAGACCGCACTTCGCACAATCATTCGCAACGCAAAAGGATTGCATGACATGCTAAGCGACGACGAAAATTTACCAGAGCACGTTCAAGCAAATCTTGTAAAGGCAGAAGAATATGTTGTCAGTGCTCGTGACTATATTGAGAGCACAAAGGAAGCAGAATAAATAAGACATATGAATAATTTTCATTACAACCAAGATCCGTTGTATGCTGCTGCAGCAAAGATACTCGGCAGAGAATCATTAACAGAAGATGCATCGCATGCGTCTGCCCTTAAAGAACTTAAAGCTTCTAAGGGTGCTGCAATGATAAAGTCAAAAAACAATCATGTATTTGGTAAAAATGGTGGATTTTCTGCAGCTCAAGAAGACGCTGACACAATTGCTATTATGATTTTCAAGCAGTCGAACAAAGGATGGATTACCAAGACCACATTCTATACAATCGAAAAAGAAGATGGCGAAAGTTATTTTAATGTCTATAGTCAAGACGTAACACACATCGCGAACCCAAGAGTGTCTGCAGAAAAGGTCTATGAGATTGCAAAGCAACACAGCGACAGCAAATACTATTTCAAAACCTTCGATCAAAAATTAGAAATTAACGAACTAAACTAAATATAAATAAATTAACACATGAATAACTTCCACTATCACCAAGACCCGATGTATGCTGCAGCTGCAGCAATTCTAACTGGCAAAACTCAACTGCAAGAGTCTGATACTCTTGACGAAGCAATTGATTGGAACCTTATCCAATCAATGTATGTAAAAGACATTATTGATATTGTAGCAGCATTAGTAATTGGAGGAGGAATTGGCATAGCTGCGTTGTTAATGCAACGTCTTAGAAATTATCTTTCAGATAAAGCAGACGAAAGAGACGCAAAGGAGTCTGCACAACTTCTAAAAAGTACTCTTGATAAAATCTTAAAGGACAGCAAATCAAAAGAACTTATTTCACAAATTAAATCTTTTCCTTATTCATCAAAATCTACAGAAGAAGCTAAAAAGAATAACGAAGAGCGTAAAAAGCTAGTTAGAGCTTATAGTGCACGTCTCAAAACATTATTAAGCGATGATGAGTATGCATTGATAAATGACATCTATAACAATACCATTCGTGAAAGTGTGGAAACTCTTGACGAAGGAGTCGAAGACGTTAAGGCAATTGTTGACACCCTAAAGGTTGGCGACCTTACAAACTTTGGCAAGGTGCTAGAGATTGGGACTAACAGCATTACATTCAAGGCAAAAGATCTTCCAAAAACAACAATCGCGTTTAACCAACGCAAGATGGGCAGCTCGGAATTTCTGCTTCTCAAGACAATTAAATTAAAGGAAGAGACTGAATTGACCATCAATCTATCAAACACTAATATAAATGAAAAAGATTTAATCCCTAAGTATGATCCAAAAAAATGGTATGCTTACTTTGGTACGCGTATTGTAGGTCCGTATGATTCGGAAAAAGAAGCCTACTATGATACTAAAGGTGATGTAAAGTGGATCAAACAAGGTAAAGACTTACTGAACAAAGAATCACTTGAAGAAGAGACTGACTACACTCGTTTCAAACAGCTTGCAACTCTTGGTCTTGTCGACTCTGGCGAGTTGCCTAAGATTATTACCGCAATGAAAGCAGTAGAGTCTGGAAAGACAATTAGTCAATCACAAAAAGATCTTATTGCAAGCACATTTATGGCTCTTATTGGAATCATTACTGGTGATGCATCCACGCTCGGCAAACTCAAGCAAAGTCTAAAGAGTGTTAATGAAGCATATAAGCCATTACGCAAACCAGCCGACCTCATCGACGAATTACAAAGCATAGTCGACGCCCCAGATTCAAAACTTTGGGACGTCACAAGTGTGTCTATTCGTTTAAGTCATGAAGATATTTTTGATCGTTTTCCAAAGATTTATGACTATGTTGAAGACATGTGGTTTGAGATTATGCAACCAAATGGTGCTAAAAAGACAAAAGAAATTGCTAAAAAAGCAATTGAAGCAGTGCGCAAATATTATCCAGATCTCAACAAATCTCAGAGAAGCAATCCAGTCTATAAAGAAGATAGCATCGAAGAAGAAACAATTGATGAAGCAATCAACTGGCTTGGTGACTATCTTACTACTTCTGAAAAGAGTCAGTTTGGTGGCTATCGTCCGACTATACTTGATAAGAAAACTAAAAGAGTTATGTATCAATCTGCAGCTGCATATAATACCCCACAAGAGGCAAAGGATCATGCTGAAGACTATCTCAAGCAAAAGGCAAAAGGCATCAGGGATCCTAAAGTTCCGGTTGTTGGTACATATAAACGTGAAAACAAAAACAAAAACAAAAACCACAATGGCACTTTCGGTTTGAATCATCGTCCATCTTTCAGCGATAGCGACGACTACGGCTTGTTCGGTTGGTTGGGCGAGACTGATGAAAAGATGGATGAAGCAGCAGATGCGGCACTAAAGCGCCGCAAGCAGGTTGATATGGCCCGAGTAAATGCTGGTGTTATGAGTCGTGATGACTATAATAAAAAGTATAAACTTGGTAAGTATCGTCCAGCCGGCAGTAAATTGTCTGGTCCAGGTGGAGTCTATAAAAATCTTGTTAAGGAGGAAGAGACACTCGAAGAAGCTGTTCCAACACCAGCAATACAAAAGCTTATTGCCAAGATTGATGAAATGAGCCCTAAAGATTATTTAGTTTTCTTACAAGCACTCGCAGACAATGCGCAAGGCATCTCTAATATGAGCCGTCCAGTAAATGCTCCTGGAATGCCAGATAAAAATACAAGTGTTTATTCAAATGCAAAGGCATGGGCAGCAGTAGCAGATCATATTTCTGCAGCAGCTGATGCCTATGCAAAGCGTCCAATTCGTATGGAAGACACTGAAGTGCAAGGTGAGACTCTTGAAGAAGGAGCTAATGATAAGTACAACGAAAATATCTTTGCTCTTGGTAAAAAACTTGGTTTAACTGATTCTCAAATCATAAAGTTGATTGTTGGTTCACTTAAGGCGCATAATTACCAACCGCTTAAAGCAAAGGGAAATTTAACATCTGCGCTCGATTCTACACTTTCTGCGAATAGTGCTAAACAAAAAGCTCTATTAAAATTTGCAGACGCTGGTGACTATGAGTCACTCTATAATGCAATTTTCGAAGGCACAGAAGTCGAAGGTGAGACTCTTGAAGAAGCCGCTAAAATTACTCCAGTAAAAGGAAAATATATCTTCTTTATTCAAGACCGCGAACTCTATCAACTCGACCCATATAAAATGCTTGCAAAGACTGATTCTGACCGAATTGCTCATGACAAGCTTATGTCTTATGTAAAATTAGGCAGCGACTGGAAAGCAGTGTCAGTTGCATGGGGAACAGATCTTCTTGAGATTGGTGCACTCGAATCTCCAAAAGATATATCTGATGCAGAGCAATGGTATGTTGTAAATTCATCATATAAAGGCATCACGCATCTCGCATTAGTACACTAATACCAATTAAAAAATAATATAGAAAAAGCCACTCAGGTCACTCTGAGTGGCTTTTCTCGTATATATAACTCTATAGAGGACGCGGTTGTCTTCTATACTTAACACACAAACACACACAATAAAATGAATAAAAACGCATATGAAATACGACTAGAGGTATTGCAACTCGCTCATGGCGATATTATGACGCAATATCATGAAGCACTAAATTGTCAAAAAGAGACGATTTATCAGGACGGACAGGAAACATCAGACTTGTCTACTGTAGATGTCACACTACCAGCTGTATCTAAGGTTATCGAAAGAGCAGAAGAACTCTACGCATTTGTGCACAGAGTATAAAGGTTAATAGCGAGTAGCCAGTGTTGTATTGCACTGGCTACTTTTATATTTACAAATTAAAAAAGATTGTTATAATAACAACATGAAAATCAAGGATAAAAATGGTGTTCAGTTTGAGCTTGATGATTGCACAATTCTTCAAATCGCTCTCAATAAACTACGAGAAGTCTATGATTGGCAATCAAATTACTATATTGACACTGCTAGCAACAAGGTGTTAAAGACAGAAACATACCACACAACTCATAGTTGGGACACCACAAGTGAAGTGCGTGATGCAACAGTTGATGACCATCGCTTTTCTGCAGTGCTTGCTAAATTAGTTTGTGGGAGATAGCTTATGTTTTGTAATTGGCACTCGATAGAGCCAGTGTACTGAGTCGCTAAATCCTGAGCCCCAACCATGCACGCTAAATTGATGTATATGTCGTGCTCGTGATAGGATAAAAAAATCTACTAGCGTGTCTAGAGTGTTGTCATTATTAAGTGCTAGATGAGACGGTTTTGAAGATGTACAACAAAAGCCATATCTATTGCTTACTAGAGTCTTTAACTCTGCACAGTCCGACATAACTATATAATTTTTTCCGCTTAATGCTTTTAGGTGTGGGTGAAGCATATCCATCAATTCATTTAATGATAGATGCACAGTATCTCCTATTTGTGTATTAAATGCTAACAAGTCGCCGGCACGTATGTGTATTATTCCGTAATTACCATACGCGTCATACGCTGTTTTAATTGCAGACTCTAAACACTGATTTGGAATAAAAAAATCTCTTACTCGCTTTGAAACAATTGAAGCAATTTTAAATGTTGGCCAAACATTTGTATAAATGTATAAATTTTCATGTTGCAACGTTTTTAAATTTATGTTTGACTTTAAATGACTTTTAAGAGCTCGTATAGTAAAATTGGGTATATCTTGCAAGTTTAGTATAGAGTCTATAGTTGGTGTAGGCGCATCGCATCGCTGAACTATATATTTTCCAATTGGATGGTGAGACAAATCAACTTGAAACGGTAAACCATATTCAATACAAAGTTGTTGACTTGCAATACTACCTCGTATAAAGTCACCTAAACCCATTCCTTTTTCTTTTATAAAATACGAGTTGACTAACATAGTTATGATTATATTTATAAATAACACTATGAATAAAATTACAACTATAATATATGTATAGTATAGTATATAAAACATATGAGAATGATTTAAAATGGTTAAAATATAGTTTATCTAGTTTAAATAAGTTTTTGACTGATGATAATTATGAAATAGTAATATATTATCATGATGAGTGTAAAGAATATTTAGATAATATCATATCTAATATTAGTTTAAACTGTGAAATAAGACTAATACCTGTAACTTATGACATAAATGGTTATATTAAGCAAATGGTTGTTAAGTGTATGTGTTTTATGGATATAGAAAATGATTATATAATGATATTGGACTCAGATGTTATATTTAATGATTATTTTTCATACAATGATATGATATCCAATGGTAAAATAAATTGGTTCTTTTTAAATAGAACTAAAGAAAATTATAATGACAATCAATGGTTAATATGGCAAGATGCCGTATTTGGAATGACTAATCACGAAATGAATAAATATTATATGTATAATGGATTTCCGTTTTTATTTAAAAAAGAAACTTTAGAAAAAGCTTATAGTAAATTTATAGAAATAAATGGATTATCTTATAATGATTTTTGTAAAAATAAGTTAGCATTAAATAATGTTAATGTTTATGATAAAATAACAGGCAGCAATGGTAAATTTGAAATAATGGCAACTATATTTGAAGAATTTGAATATTTAGGATGGTTTTCTGATAAATTTACAGATGATTATAATTTTATAGAAGGTTCAAATAAATTAAATATAAGAAAACAATTTTGGTCGCACGGTGGGTTAAGTAAAAATATTGAAAGCGAAATTTATGATATGCTAAAAAAATAATATGAAATCAATTCATGATAACAATTTTATTTTACAGTTAGAACATGAAATAAAAGAAAAACTTTGCATCAGCGAAATTCAATCTAACTCTCAACTAAATCAAGATCTATTTGTATTGATTTTAAAAAATTTTAAAACAAATGGTATTTTTGTAGAATTTGGAGTGTGTGATGGAATATTTTTAAGTAATAGTTTTATTTTAGAAAAAAAATATAATTGGAGTGGAGTTGTATGTGAACCATTAAAAAGTTTTCAACCAAAGCTATCGCAAAATAGAAACTGCTCTATAGATCATAGAGCAGTATATTCATCTAGTAATTTAACGGTTGAATTTAGAGAAATATCTGGAAATGAAGAACTTTCTGGAATATGTTCTTCTTTTTTAGAGGATAATTGTGAAATTATCAGAAATGAAAACTATATATCATATCAAGTTGAAACTATAAGCTTAACTGATCTTTTAGACGATTATAATATTCCGGTTTCAATTGATTTTATTTCTATTGACACAGAAGGTTCAGAATTTGATATTCTATCGAATTTTAATTTTGATAAATATGACGTTGATATTTTTACAGTAGAACATAATTATATTCATAGCAAACGGGAAGAAATTAAAAATTTAATGGAAAAGAACCATTACACTCGAATTCTTACAGATATATCTCAGTGGGACGACTGGTATGTTTCCAATAAATTTTTAAATACGAGAAATTAATAACTTAAATGGGTGTGACATGGTTTCGACATGACTGTTGAAGCAATATATGCAATGCACAGTCTGCACGACTATAAGTGCAAGAGAAAAACGAAAAAGATACACTAGCTCTCGCGGCATAACCGCACCAACACCCCGACTCCGATGCAGCGTGTTGGCACAGAGGAAGATCGGATAGTTGTATATCGAAAATATAATAGACTCATAGCATCGAAATGTTATGCGGGATTGCTCGACAACAATCTAGGTTGTGATTGTCCTAATATCAATCAATAAATTGTAGAAGTATATTGTCGAGAAGTCATGGACTGGAGTTCGATCCTCCACGCATCCACCATTTTCTTGTTTACATATGAGCCCTCTTAGTGTATAATGCATCATGACACCACGACTGGGACTAGTTTGCATAAGCGAAAGACTGACACACCAAAAGATCTCAGCAAAGACGATGACTCGCAAGCAGTTTGTAACTCTTGGTCGAGAGCGTGGGTTGCAAGTACTATCCGAGCGTATACTTCATAATTCACAGCACATCTTGCGTACTCTCCAGGCATGCATCGACTCAGGTGCTCGACACTATCGCGTGTCAAGTTCAATTTTCCCGTTGCTTACTGATCATACGCTCGAGTTGCGCTACGACGACCTACATGGATTTAATGATATCGCAAGCAACCTCGCGAAGGCTGGTGAATTTGCTCGGCGGCATGACATCACATGCAGCTCACATCCCGATCAGTTTAATGTCCTATCAAGTTATAACCCTGATGTTGTAGACAAGACTATTCGCGAACTTGACCATCAGTCATATGTACTTGATATGATGGGATGTAAAGCAAACTATAGTTCTCCAATGTGTCTGCATCTCAACAAGAGCCCTGACTTTAAGCGTGAAAAGATTGGCGAGTATGTGTCTCGCTTTTGTGCAAATCTCGCACGTTGCAGTCGTGGCGTTCGTCATCGACTTGTGTTAGAAAACGAAGACAAAGCATACTGGAATTGCGAGAATCTCTACACACATTTTGCTGGTCATCTTCCACTCGTCTATGACAATCTTCATGACACGTGCAACCCATCGTGTGACTCGTCTCAAAGCATCTCTCGATTTCGTCAAAGTTGGGGAAAATATACTCCGGTGTTTCATTGGAGCGAAGGTATTGGCAGCACTCGCAGTCATACTGACTATGCAACTCATCTCCCCCATGTAGTCTCTGCAAATCGTGATGTCACATGGGAAGTCGAACTCAAGGCAAAAGACAACGCGATCGCTCATATTCTGAGCACCTTTTTTGCCTCCTAAATGTTATTTTCTATATACGAGGCTTAACTCCGGGGCTTTTTTCACTTTTTTGAAAAAAGTTGTGTACTTTTGTCGTGGTTTATGCTATAATAACCATGTAAGCAACAAACCGATACCAGAATGACCAACGACGACAAACATTACGGAACAGTAGAGATCAAGATGTCAAATGGTGAGTATTTCACCACCGAGGTAGTAAAAGAAGGAGATAAGTTTATCACTGGAACGTTTACCAATACTGGACTTCTTCGCGACAAGTGGGAAGTAAGCATTGAGGAATACTATTCTCATCAAGAAGCTCTACAGGAACTTTATGAAATTCTCGAAGAGTATGCAAACTCACCAGAAGCGCTGCTTCAATATGCCTAATAATACTATGAAAACATATCTAGTTCAATCATACACTGATACTGGTCGAGGCAGTATACCAATCTATCGAGTTATGAAAGAAAAGGAACTCAAGCGAGTCAAAATCTATGGAGACTTTCTAAATGTCTATGAGTTGGCTTCTCCTCGACCACTTTCTATAGCTAAGATGAAGGAGCTAAAAATTCCATTCATGACGAAAAACAAATAACACTATGATGCAATATATCCGAACAGCATTGAGAGTTTATCTTGATAACGGTGATTCATTCAATACCAATTTTAATATTCTAAACGATATGCTCAAAGACAGGACAGTTCAAGATGTCGTTGATCGTTATTATGTAAATAAACACTACACTACTGGCAATCAAATGTTGCATCGCATTACAAGTGTTGATGTGTTGGCAGTATCAGACATTAATGAAGTTGTCTAAAATCACTGATGCAATAGACGAATGAGCAGTTCAGCAAAGAGTAAAGGCGGCGTCACTAGCTAATAGAGTAGAGTAAATAATAATTATGAACAAGCCAATCTTTGTAATAGGAGACATTCATGGCAAGTGGGATGCGCTTTTTCTTAAGATAAAAGCTGGCGATATTCGTGATTTTGTCTTGATCGGTGTTGGTGACCTTGGAGTCGGTTTTAAACTCGAGAAGCAACAGGATCGTCAGTTTGAATATATCAACACCTTTTTCAAAAGTCGAAACATCGATTTTCTAGGCATTCGCGGCAATCATGATGACCCAGCATATTTTGATGGAAAGGTAAGCATGAGTAATTTCAAGTTGCTTCCAGATTATACATCAATGACTCTAGATGATAAAGAATTTTTGTTTGTTGGTGGTGCTGTCAGCATTGATCGACGTATGCGAGCACAGGGCATTTCATACTGGGCAGATGAAAAGTTTGTCTTGGATGTTTCTAAGATAAAGCGGTGTGATGTACTCATTACACACAGTGCTCCAACATGGAATGGACCGTGTGATAAGTCTGGAATCTTAGGCTGGTGTGATCGTGACTCTACACTTTGGGATGAGTGTGTACAAGAACGCAAAGATCATGATATACTTTTAAAACTATGCGGTGCGTCTCGTCATTATTGCGGTCATTTTCATACCTCTTCTTCAGTTGACTTTGATGGATGTGTGAGTACAATATTAGACGAACTAGAAATCGGAGAAATAAGATGAACAAACAACTGACTATTGAAGAACTAAACAAAATTTTAGATTCATATATTGCATTGAAGCGCGTGATCGACTCTGCAGTCGAAGTCGGGTGTTTAGACCCAGATGGTCCAATTTACAATACAGTTTGGAAAGCATTTGAAGATACAGTAGATATTGTCGATCCAGATGGTTGGATTATGTGGTATATCTATGACAATGATATGGGAGAAAGAGGAATGCAAGTAAAGATTGGTGATGAAGAAATTTTGGTTGAAAATAGAAGAGATTTATTGAAGGTGATGAATTCTTAAATTATGAATATTGTTATTGTAATTTTATTGGTCATTCATACTGCTTTGTGTATGATTGCTGGTTTTTGGATGGGTGTTAATAAAACACATCGTGAAGCATATGAAAATGGTCATATGACTATTGAGCGTGTAGGTGATAAAAGAAATTATCGCTGGATCGAGACTCATAAAATAGGATATGACTATGAATGATTTGACCATAGTACTCTATTGTATTCTCATGACTTCGCTTGCGATTGGCACACTTATAATTTTTGAAAAATACGACAAATGAAAACTGCATATCAATATAAAGACATATGTTTGCTACCTCGCTATAGTAGCCTAAAGACTCGTCAAAGAGCTGAAGTTTCTACAGTATTTTTAGGATCACAATTTAAATTACCAGTGGTGCCTTCGAATATGGTATGTGTCATAAACGAATCACATGCAAAATGGCTGAGTGAACGCGGCTATTTCTATGTCATGCATCGTTTCGGTGTCGATAACCTTGAATTTGTTCGCGCTGCCCAAGGTTGGAAAACAATCAGCATCAGTGTAGGTGTGCAAGAAGTCGACAAATATCTACTTGAGCAGATCGCAGCAGAAGATTTAAAGTTAGACTATGTCACAATCGACATTGCTCATGGTGATAGCATTCTTATGAAAGAGATGCTAAGTCATATTTCTTCGTTGTCTCTTGATACAAAAATCATTGCCGGCAATGTCTGCACTCCCGAAGGCTATCGCAGGCTTGTTGAATGGGGGGCAGATGCTGTAAAAGTTGGTATTGGTGGTGGAGGTGTGTGCAGCACAAAAAACAAAACTGGCTTTACTTTTCCAATGTATAGTTGTATCACACTCATTGATCGTGTGCGAGAACTTGATGATCCACCAATAGTCGCAGATGGCGGAGTTCGTGAGCATGCCGACATTGTAAAAGCAATTCATGCCGGAGCAGAGATGGTTATGGTTGGTGGTCTCTTTAGTCGATGTATTGATTCACCGGCTGAAATGATTGACGGTCAAAAAGTTTATTTTGGAAGTGCTTCTCAATACAACAAGGGTGAATATCGAAACGTTGAAGGAGTTAAGCGTGCACTAGATCTTGACACTATGACCTATGCAGAAAAACTGCTCGAGATAGAACAGGACCTTCAAAGTGCGGTTTCTTACTCGGGCGGAAGAAACTTACTTGATATCCCGAGTGTAGAATCAATGCTCGTTACAAGTTGGGAGGCATAAATTTGAAGGAGATCTTTATTAGATGAATAATGAAAAATGTTGGGAATGCAATGGCACTCTGCAGCGGGTGACCGTCACCGAAACCTATGACGTACATCGCCTTGGGCAAACTGTCATAGCAAACATTCCGATGTTTCGTTGCTGTTCATGTGGTGCCGAAGTAATTGGCGCAGAAGGAGGTGCGCATATCGATGACACCATCGAAAGAGAATACAAGAAGCGAGGTCTTGAGCGTCAATACAGAACACGTACAGGAACTGTAGTAGAATAAACTTATGCCAAAATACAGAATCGTAAAGGACTATCGCAACAGAAACACAAAACTGTCACACGAAAAATACTATATTCAACGCAAGTGGTTATGGATGTGGAATGACATCGATCCATTTGACGTTGACTCGAGTTTCTACAGAAGCGGTAAAAGTTGGGACACCTTTGAAGAGGCACTCGATGTATACACAAAGATCGAAGAGATTGAAGCTCTCAAGTGCCGTGGATTAGAGGTCGTGTGGCCAAAACCACGTCCGGAATGGCCTTGCTGAGGTCATTTTTCTAAGCCCGGGCTACGTCCGGGACCTTTTTTCACTTTTATGAAAAAAGTTGTGTACTTTTGCCGCGGTTTATGCTATAATAACCATGTAAGCAACAAACCACAACCAAATGAAACTGATTAAAACAGCACCACAACAAGAAGCAACCTACAAGGTAGGAGACGAAATCGTCCTCCAATATTCGATCTTCGACGGTCGTACCTCTGAATGCAAGCACAAGGCAATGACTGTTACCAAGGTCAACAAGGTGACGATCATCGCTGAAGACAAATTTGGCAACTGGCTCAGACTTGACCCTCGCGAAGACAAAATCACCACTCGTGCTCAACTCATCAAAGAGTTGAACGACTCGATCGACTAAGAAACTAACCACGTAAGCAACAAACCACACCACCTATGAAAACAGCATCACTCAGCGTACAAGACATCAATACAGCCATCATCTCTGGAGGCTTTGCAAATGATGATCTCAATAGCATAATCCAAGCCATCACCTTTGCCCGCACTCGCCTTGCTCAAAAGACCAAAGCTTCTCTTCATCTAGGCGACAATGTTCAATTTACAAGCCCACGAAGTGGAGGTGTGACCACTGGACATGTTGTCAAGATTGCCGTTAAGTTTGTCACGGTTCAAACTAGTGGCGGTCGATGGAAAGTTCCAGCGAGTATGCTGTCTAAAAACGATGCAGTTCTTAAATAAATCTAAACAATACAATCATAACATGAAGACCATCACACAAGACGAATTCATTGACCTGGTATCAAGCGCATACGCTGTTGTTGTTAACAGCGAGTTCATACAGTATGTTGGTTATGACGATCAAGATAGATTGTACACTGCTGACTATGACATGCAAGATTTCACCTATCTCGACAAGGTAGATAATATCAGCATTGGAGACAACACCATCCTCTTCTTCATCGATGGTAATCCGATGGTACTGCAATTGCTCGTGATCAAGAAGCTCAGCTAAGGAACACCAATATAATAAGAGTATGAAGGAGATGTTCATAGTAATTGTCGGAGAGGGAGATGAGAAGTTCAGCGTGTATTACGATGACTATGGTAATGCCGCAGAGTGCGCTCTAAGTTATAGAGAGCAGGGATTAAAGGTAAGGGTTGAGACAAAGGAACACTGATATAATCTTTACATGGAAGAGGATAAAAAGAAACAATTCGAAGAGCGCTTCAAACTATTCGAAGAATGCTGTGATATTGTTGATAGAGTCTTAGAAGAGAGACGTGCAGGTGCTTATGATGAGCAAATGAAAATAGTTCGTAAGGAACACT